CGCAGATGATGACGTCTGCTAGCTCGTCCGCTAAGTCAGCCTGCGTCGCACGGCTGCCGCGAATGCCAAGACGCTCGCGGACAATCTTCTTGATGACGTTGCAGGCCTCGCCAACCTCGCCAGCCAGTTCATTACCGCGGTATTCCAGCGATACGCTGTTGGTGGGGTCCCACTCTCGCTGCCGCTGCACGTTGGCGGTTCGTAGGCTTGCTAGCACCGTCACACCTCCTAATGCTTGTGGCTGCTCCAGGTAGCTCCCGAATCGTGCGAGTGCCATCCCTGGGCTACAACCTGCTTGTTGACACTGTGGCCGGCAATCTGCTCGGCCTGGGCAATCTTGGCGCGGGCCAATGCGGAGCCGGTCGCCATAAGCCTACGGTAAATGCATGCGTCGGAGATTCGGCCGCGGTCCTGCTCGGAAAGGCCGGTGAAGACGATGGCCCCCTGGGGACCAACCTTCACCTTGATGGCGCCACGAGCGACCATCGCATCGATGGCAGCGGCCTTGCGCTTAATCTCCTCGGCGCGCTCGCTGATGGATTGACCGGGGAGAGTCTGTAAATCACAGGCCATGTGAGCACCTCCTCATTGCCAACCGACGCAATTGCGAAGACCGTCAAACACCGCCTCCGCAAACGTGACCTTGTCCTCCGGTGTGTAGATGCGGCATTGGATACCGCTCGCTGCGAGGGCCGCTATCTTTTCGGGGTCACGCTGAAGCAGAGCCCCCGTCACGAGGTCATCTGCGGTCCGTAAAATCTTGCGAAAATCCGCATTGGGTTCCCGCTGCGCGCGGATGCGCAGGTCTTTCAGGGTCCCTAGTTCCCTCTGGGCGTTTGGCAACCGGACAAAGATATTGTTGGGCCACATGACGCGCCTCCTGCTTTCACCCGTAAATAGTGCCACAGAGAAGGGTGTCAAGCATTATTACGGGAAAAGATTTCTTCCTCTTTCCTCAACTCCGCCAACTCCGCCCTCGCGCTCTAAGTGTCGAATTGCCTTCAGCAATGCGACGCGCAATTCGAGGACCGCCAGCGTAAGTCTGTAAGGGTCAGAGTTGATATCGATGTCGTAGACACGCTCGGCCAAAGCAGCCAACTCATTGCGGGTCATTTTCTCCTCCACCAACCAGTGCACGGGCTTCTTCAGCACGCTGGATTAAAATACTGTAGTTCGTGTTTCCCATCTCTCGGCGAGCGAGAGGCTCGAACAAAGTCAATGAGCCCAATACATCTCTTGATAACTTATCGAGCGCCTCGCGCAGTTGCTCACAACATAGGCATTTCATAATTTTTCCCCCTCCTTGCCCACCAATTCGTAGTCGCTGTACAGATGGCGACGGCCAGTCCCAAAGGTGCCGTCAGCGCGACGCGGCGAGCCCACAACCCATGGCTTTGTCGTGTAGAACCTGAGGTCCACATCGACCACCCGGTGGTCCTTGCCCTGACCCCTACCCCTACTACTCCTGACAATGTCACCAACCTTGACAGGGCAGGCATCGAGCTTTTTCTGTAAGACCCTACGCTTGAGTTCGGCTAGTTCCGCCTCGACGCGCTCAATATGCCGTTCCAGGTCTTCTTCTATTTCCGACATGGTGTCGTTTCCCTTCTGTTAGGTTACGCTAAGTGGTGGAGCGGACGGGACTCGAACCCGCTTCGTGCGCACTACCCCTTCCATGGGGCCGCCCCGTAATCGCCGCTTGTGCCGCCCGCAAGCGGCACAGACTGCGGTCACCCTCGTCCTACTTGCCCAGTTGTTTCCAGCCGCCGTCACGGCCAAAACCCGCATCCGACCAGTCATCCAACTCTAGTTCGGCCACCTTGATGGCGGGAACCTTGAGGCCGTCAATATCGCCAGCAACCTCTGCGTCTTCAGCCACAACCTTCTCCGCGTAGTCCTCGGACAATTCCACCGCCCGAGTCTCCGCCTCTGGAGCGACCAGAACCTCACTCGCCGTATCCAGGTCCAGGAACGCCGTACGAGCCTCCTGGATGCGGGCAATAACGGCCTTGTCTACCGCCACCACACCCTCTTCCCCCGCCTGTACGATGGCCCTGGCGGCCTTGCGGGCCTCGTCGACGGCGACCTGAATGCGCTCGCTGGCGTCAACCGTGAGCATCTGGCCGAGCGCCCGGGCCTTGTTGGCCGCCTCCCGGACAACCTCCACATCAAGGTTTTTCAAGCCCTGGGCCATCGTGGCGAGCAGAGAGCGGATTTCGCCGTTTATTGCCCGGAAAGCCTCGACATCGTCCGAGGCGACCTTGCCGATGATAATGCTCACATCAATCCGGGTGATGGTCGCTCGGGAGTTAAACTTGGCAACCTCATCGCGAGCGTAGGCAATGGCGGCCTCAAGCTGGTCGGCTTTCGTCTCGGGGCAGAGCAGCCAGCGGGCGCCGTTCGTGCAGACCGAGGTAATGATGCTCCGCGCCTTGCCGCGCACCTTCACGGCCTCGGCGTGCTCGGCAGGGTCCGCGACCGTGCGGGTGGTCGTCCAGGAGGCCTGCCGCTCGCCATCAGCGGTGATGTGGTCCTCCTCAATCGTCTCGGCGCGATACCGGACGTTGCCCTTCAGGGTGGTGCTCAGGTCCACCAAGAAGCCGGGGCGGAGCGTCGATGTACGTAATGCCATGGTCCTACCTCCTCATGAGAGAGCGGTGCGCTCTGGAGAGCGGCCCGTAGGCCGCAAACCGGAAAGCATCAGTATGCAGAGCGATGCCACGCCGCCATAGCCGCACAGCGCTCGTGAAAGAGGCGACGCAACTCGCTGCCATCTTCACCAATACCACGCGCCTCATAGCGCGCTTGGCCGGCGCTACGGCCATATAGACGGACCAGTTCCGCGTCCCATGCATCATCGGCAGCCTGGAACGCCCTTAGCTCTGGCGTGTAGGGAAACGCGTTGTTGGCCATGTTGGAACCTCCTCGTTTGACACCGTTTATTTAGGGAAGTGATAAAACGGTGTCAAGTACGTAAAGAGATATTTTTTGGAAATTATCGAGGAGCCTTCTTCGCTGACTGGATACCGTAGGAAAGCTCCGCAACCAAGTCCAAGGCCTCGGTGGTGCCGCAGATACAGTTTACGAGGTGGCGACCAACCAACCACCACTGATGGCCCTGGTCTCGCTCCCAGCCCTTAGCGCGCTTCGCCACCTGGATGAAAAAGTCAGCCTGCTTCTCGTCGTCAAGTTCGCAGAACCATTTCGCCACCAACTCAACATCCAACTCAACCGTCGTTTTTGATTCAATCTCAACTCTGTAGCCCATGACCGACCTCCATGCTGTGAACGACAGGGGGGACAGTTTCCCATCCCCCCTAGCTTTCACAGGTCGAGCGCCCGGACGTTGGAGCCAACCTCAGTAATGGCGACCTTGGCGGTGGCGGGGCGAGCCCGCTCCTTGGCCCACTCTCGCAGCTTGCCGATTTTCTCGGACATCGTCTTGCCGAGTGGAACGACATTGGCGGCGGCATTGATGAGGTCCTCGGTGGTCACCTCGCGGCCATCGTCGGCAAAGGCGGCGAAGAGCGCCTCCGGAACCAGAGCGGCAATCTCGGCACCAGCAAATCCGGAGGTAGCCTTCGACACCGCCTCTTTGTTAATCGGCGTGGTGCGCCGACCATGAGCCGCCAGGGCAGCCGACAGAACCGATACGCGCTCGGTAGGGGTCGGCAAGTCAACGAAGAAAAGCTCGTCCCAGCGACCCTTCCGCAGTAGCTCCGGCGGCAATACGGACACGTCGTTAGCAGTTGCAACAAAGAACGCCTCTGACGTACGGTCCTGCATCCAGGACAGGATGAATCCCAAGGCATCCGACGACACGCCGCCATCCGAGGAGCCAGAGGTGGCACCCTGGAGCGCCTTTTCAAGCTCATCAATCCAGACCACACAGCGACCGATAGCCTCGACCACAGCGCGCGCCTTTCGGATGTTCCCCTCTGACTCACCCACGAACTTGGACTTGAGCGCCCCAATATCAAACCGAAGCAGAGGCACCCCGTAGGCCGTGGCGACGGCTTTGGCAGTGAGGGATTTGCCGCATCCCGGGACACCTACCAGGAGCACGCCCTTCGGCGCAGGCAAGCCATAGGCGCGAGCCTGGGGGCTGTAAGCGAGAGTGCGCTGCTTCAGCCACACCTTCATCGCGTCCAAGCCGCCCACTGCATCAAGCCCACCCGGGATTGGGTCAATCCATTCCAAGACCTTCTCGCGGGTCACCACGCGCTTCTTCTCCTGCGCAATAAGCAGCGGGTCGATGCAGTAGCTCTGCACAATCGACTTGGCGTAGCAGGCCTGCGCCTCTTCACCGGACAGGCCGACCGCCGCATCGATGGCCGCATCGCGCAAGCCATTCAGTGGCTTGATTTTGTCGGGGGCAGCAGACAGCGCCGCGCCGTAAGCTGCATCGAGGAGGGCGCCAATCTCCTCACGGTCGGGCAGAGGCCACTCAATTACCGTGGCAGAGCCAGCCAGTTCGGGCGGAACATCACCGTTCGGCGAGAGGATAATGACCGCCTGGGAGGAGTTCCGGGGAACGCCGGGCAGCTTGCGGGTCAGGTTCCGGAGCGAACGCAGCGTAGCCGCAGCGCCAGGACCCTGGAGCCACACCGGAAGGTCCCGGAGTATCCATGCAACCCGCTCCTCGCCCGAGGTACGGGAAGCAACGGTGCTGATGGCCTGGAGGATTGCACCAGGGTCCTGGGTATCGCCGAAACCGCGCACCGGGTTGCCACCAATCTCACAGGCACCGGCAGCAACGTCCCAGGTCCTGGCAATGTATTTTGCCGCCCCAGCCGCTTCGACGAGATAGCCCTCAACGCGGGCCTCTTCACGAGTCACTATCCAGAGAAGAGGATTGCGAGCCCGGAGGAGAGCGGTAATGTCTGCGGCGACTTTTTGGCTCTTTGTCATTGTCCCACCCCTAGTTGGTGCCGCCCACTATGGGCTGGCACCGTTTATTTAGGGAAGGGACGAACAGTGTCAATGCCTTTTACGTAAAATTTTGTTCACATCAACCACTTCGTTATCTCCCCATACCCATGGGCTCCTGGCAACCTTCACTTGCTGCTCAAGCTGCTCCTCCCACACCCATGACAGGGCGGCCTTCACTTGTTGCTCATAGTAGCGAGCATGTGATTCACCACCTACCTTACGAGCCGCGCTGAGCCTATCCTGAGCCTCACGCAGATGTTCCCTAGCTTCCTGTAAGCGCGTCATTGCGATTGTGCCCATTTCATGAGGCTAGCAACCCTCGTGATAAGCTCGTCGCGGTTGGGGCCTGAAAGGAAATAGACAGAAATTACCTCCTGGGCCTTGGCACGGAACCGCTCAAGCTCGTCTTGCTCGCGGCGTTCCCATAGGCGCTTTTGCTCTTCAGCAATAAGCTTCTGCTCGTCTTGGTGAGCCCCCCTGCTCTTAAGCAGCCCGTCTTTTACTAAGGACGTGGCCTCACTTAGGAGCCTATCCTCTAAGGTCGTCTCCAGCTTTTTGCGGCCCCTGCGCGCCCTCTTGTCTCCGTTCACTGTGACAAGAATCCCGTTACGACAAATGTCGCCCCCACCGTACTGACCAAAACTATACGATGTGCCTTGGCCCCCATGCTGACGCATATGGATTAATCCCCATATGTTACCGTCCACGCAAACATACTTACCGCCGCGCTCTGATGGGTTTCTGGCAAGTGTAACCTCAGGCATCATTCCCTCCCTTGCAAGGGCGTTATAAACATTCACCAATGATTTCCCGGGTGAGCGCACCAAGCTTATCGTCGTCTCCAACAACATCGCCAATGAGCGCAACAATCCACCAGCGCTCTCCTTGCCATTTGGGTGGGATAAGGGTTGCGTGCAGCGTGCCCCGACAACAGAGTCTGAGTGGCCCAGGCGCGGTGTGAATTACGCCAGGAGCCGCCGCCTCGATATTGGAACCACCATTAGCCGGGAGCCCAGCGTTGTTCGAGCGCCAAAAGGCAATTGTCGCACCTTCACCCGATAGGGCAAACAGTCGCTCGCGCTGTGGCTGTCCCCATTTTTGGGCAAAATACTGAATAGTAGCCTTCCAATAGTCGCCGTAGCCGTCGCCGTAGCCGTCGCCGGAGCCGGAGCCGGAGCCGTCGCCGTAGCCGTCGCCGTAGCCGGAGCCGTCGCCGTAGCCGTCGCCGTAGCCGTCGCCGTAGCCGGAGCCGGAGCCGGAGCCGTCGCCGTAGCCGTCGCCGTAGCCGTTGGGGAGGGAGTAGGCGTCGGCGTGGGTGTGGGCGTAGGGGT